CCCGGTAGGGGAGTGCCGCAATTTTTGCAATGTTTATAGCAACATATACAATATAACATGTGGTATACTATATATAATCCATTAAGACAGAAGGGAGGTTGCATCATGAAAAAAGAAGTCACTATTAAAATCACTTTAACCGATGATAACATTACTCTTGAGGGCTGGAACCTGAAGAAACTGACCGAAGCCGACATTGTCGACATCATTAAATGCTTCTTAGTCTTCAAAAAAACTTTGGGCATTACTACAGGAGGAGACACCACAAATGGAAATGCGCAAATTCATTATTGAGATTCACCCCGACGGCACTCTGACGTGCTGCGAGTATGAGGACCCAAAGGACACGGCCAGAGCCACATATAATCGTGCATGGGTGGAAGGTTATCGGCAAGCGCTTATTCATTGTGACGATGAACTAAGTAACCTTAACGCATTTATGGGCTCTTGTCAGTCGGCTGATCTTGAGTACCAGGGTGCCGTTAAAGTATGCGAACACATGCGTATTTTCTATCAAAAGTTATACAATAAGCACATAGTTATACAATAAGCACATAGTTACACAATAAGTCGAAACGGCCTACGGGCCGTCTATCGGGGCCGCCCGCCCGGTATTGATAATGACAGGGCACATATTGAAAGGAGTTTATATTATGGATTTTCGTAACAAAAAGAGCAATGCTAGCAAGAGCAAGGGTAGCAAGAGCAAGGATAGCAAGAGCGCCCGTAAAACTGATATGACATTTGTTAAATTGAATGAAGTTGTGGGGTCCTTGCTGCAGATCGAGGATGGGGCCATGTGGCTTAAATCTGGCAAGTACGACGCTCCGTCAGTGTCCATTAAGGTGAACCCGGATGCAACGCTGTCCGACTGGGTGCGCAAGATCACTTTGCACAATGTTGAGCTGAGAATCGAGGATAACGAAAAGGGCTATCCTGAACTTATCATTTCCGGCCAGAGTGACGCGGATGACACCGGCGATCTGCCATTCTAAACGGTGGGCGGCCTATGGCCGCCCTTATTTATTATAGGAGACTCCATGAAAAGTATAGATAACAGAGCATCTTTGCTGAACTGTGACGACTCCATGATGTATCTTGCATCTGCCATTGTATACAGTGGAGTCACAAATAAAGACGTTGAATTTTTCCGCTCTGAATGGGCCAAAATTATTTTCAACGGTATCGGCATTGAAGCAGACCCCCTCGACTGGTATTATAAGATCATGAATAGAAAGGAGCGTGGGAAGCATGGCAGTAGGCGCAGCTAAAGCAAGCGCAACCCTTAAATACAGCTCTGAGCTGTACACCCCTTATGCCTTGGAGTCTTGGCCCGATAATCAGATGCGCAAAGAGTATTCCCGACTTCGCGACATTGCGCAGAAACGTATTAAGCGCTTATCAAAAGACCCTATCAGCGGCACAAGCGACGTTTATAAGGAATTCGCCGGAGGTTTCCCTACCCTAAAGGCAATGCGGGGAGACCGTAAAGCATTGGAGCGGGCCATTGCGGATGTAGCGCGTTTTGTGCGCTCCAAAGGCTCCACCGTAGGCGGTGCGCGTGCAGAATTTGAGCAAAAAATGAAAGTCGGCGGTATTGATATTGCCGACGTTCCGAAAGATCAATACACGGCCCTGTCTGAATGGTGGGAGATCGTAAAGGCATCGGGTGGGTACTACTATCCGTCCGATCAGCCGGTCATGTACTGGCGCGAGAAAGGCGGCTACAACGTCAGTATTGACGATTTTGTAAAGTGGCAGCAAGGGGAGGTCAACTATGGCAAAGAGTGGGACTATAGCGAGGGCAGCAGTTCCGCCGACCTGCGCGGAGGTTTTGGTGGGGGCTTGTAATTATAACCCGGTCCCCTGGCTTATGGAGCATCTGGACAGAAAGCACACAAAAGGCAAAAAGCGCAAAACGAACAAGAAGCGTTTATATGTAGATATGCCTTGTGCGTTTGATATTGAGACAAGCCGCGTGTGTGTTGATGCCGACGACAACCCCCACACCATTATGTATATCTGGCAATGTCAACTGGGTCTGGATATTACCATTATCGGCAGGTCGTGGGACGAATGGATTCAATTTACAGGGGCAATCAGCGATTATTTACAATCAAACAGTGGTCCGCAAGGTGACTGGTTTCTGTGTATGTACGTCCATAATCTTGCCCATGAATTCCAATATCTGTCGGGGGTTCTGGATTTTGGCCCCGGCGACGTATTCGCCAGCAAGCCCCGCCGGGTCTTAAAATGTGACAACCGCGCTATTGAATATCGGTGCAGTATGAGACACAGCAACTTGTCCCTTGATGCTTGGGGCAAGCGGCTGGGGGCACCTCATGCCAAATTAACAGGCGCTCTTGATTATTCAAAAGTGCGGTATCCATGGACTCCCCTGACATCTACAGAATTAGCGTACTGTATCAATGACGTTCGGTGTATTGTAGAGTGCCTGTTAATTGAGATGAAGCGAGACGGCGACGACCTCTACACGTTACCATTAACGCGCACCGGCTATGTCCGACGAATGGCCCGCGAAGCAATGTACAAATGGGGCATTAAACGGGTCAAGCGTTTACTGCCGTCGTGGGAACTATACCAGATGCTGCGGGAGGCCTTCCGAGGTGGCGACACTCACGCCAATCGGTATTATGTTGGGCTCCATCTGGAAAACGTCGGTTCTGTGGATATGTCGAGCGCGTACCCCGCCGTGCAATGTGAATGCTATTTCCCTATGACTCCATTTAGGCAGGAACCGGCCACAGTCGGGCGACTGATGCAATGTATGAGACACGGCAAGGCGTGTTTGATGCGCTTACAAGTAAAAGGTTTGCGTCAGCGCTTCAAGTGGTGGGGGTTTCCATATATCCCTCTTGCGAAGGTCCGGCACTGTAAAGGATACATTAACGACAACGGGCGTCTGTTGTCTGCTGAACATTTTGAGATCACCATAACAGATATAGATTTTAGAATCATTGCAAAAGAGTATGACTGGGATGCCCTTAACGTTCTGGACCTGTACACGTCCGATTATGGCAAACTGCCAAAGCCCTTAACGGATTGCGTAAAAGAGAGCTACACCGGCAAGACATCCCTTAAAGGTGTAGCCGGTCAAGATTTGTATTATGTTAAGGCCAAGGGCGATCTTAACAGTTATTACGGTATGACAGCACAGGACCCCTTGCAGCTGGATACGCTTTTTGACGAGGACGACCCCGATAATCTTTGGAGCGAATGCACCGACGACCCAGAGGGCAGTTATAACGACCACTGCCCCCATCTGTTTTTGCCCTACCAATGGGGCGTATGGACTACTGCCCACACTCGCAAGCGCCTTAAAATAGCGCAGTGGGCCGCGGGCAAGAATGGCGTGTACTGCGACACCGACAGTGTCAAATATATGGGCAATATTGATTTGTCGGACTTTAACAAAGCCGTAAAGCAGCTCGCAAAAGACAATGGCGCTTGTGCCACCGACCCAAAAGGCAACACTCATTATATGGGCGTGTATGAGCAGGAGAGCAGCTATTCGGAGTTTATGACGTGGGGCGCTAAAAAATACGCGACTACCTACAAAAAAGGCGGGCCCATTACTACCACCATAGCAGGAGTTAGCAAGCGGAAAGGCGGTTTAGAGCTGGCCATGTGGGGTGGTTTTGAAGTGTTTAAGCCCGGGTTTACTTTTTGTTTGGCGGCAGGAAATCGGGTTATTTATAATGATCGCCCCAATGTGCCCGATTTTGTGGTTGACGGACACACGGTCCACATAACAAGAAACCTGTGTATTTGTGATAATACCTACACTTTGGGAATAACCGACGAATACGCAAAGATACTAGGGTACAAGATTATGGAGGTTATCTGATGATTAAACTGTACACCGATGAAGGATGGCCGAATTTTTCCGAAAAGGACGGCATTCTGTCCACAGGGGCATCCATTATTTTTATATGGGGCGGGCGTGGAACTGGCAAAACCTATGGAGCGCTAAAGCACGTCCACCAGACCGAGGAGGAATTTCTGTATTTGCGCCGCACGCCGCAGCAGGCGGAACTTATTTGTGCATCGCCCAGCATGTGGCCGTGGTCACCGTTGAACGACGATTTACAAACGCATTATGTGCCGTTTAAATTGCCCAAAATAGCGGGGCTCTATGAAGTGGGAAACGCAGGGGCCTACACTGATACAGGGGCGCCCATAAAACCGGCCCAAATGGCCGGAGTCGTGGGAAGTGTTGTAACGCTGGCTCGGACCCGTGGCTTTTCAAGTCCTCACACCAATATAATCATCCTGGACGAATACCAGAAAGAAGAATCCGACTACTACCGGCGCGGTGAGGGCGTAGGCCTTGCTAATATCTATGAGACAGTCAACCGCAATCGCGAATTGCAAGGGCAAAAGCCCTTGACGCTGCTGTGTATGTCGAACGCTGTGGGCATGGCAAATCCCTATTATATGCAATGGGAGATTACCGACACTGTAGAAAAGATGATCGGCAAGAAAGAGCGCGTCAAGCTGTTGGCCGACAAGGGCATTTTGCTGATTGATCTTGTTGATAGTCCCATAGCAAAGGAAAAAGCAAATACGGCCCTCTATAGGTCTATGAGCGGTACAGACTTTTACAGATCAGCTATTGAAAACCAGTACAGCGCCGAAGAAAAGAGTTTGGTTGTGTCACGGCCCCTCCGGGAATACTACCCGCTTGTACAAATTGGGCGGTGCTGCATCTACGAGCATAAGAGCAAGCCACTATATTATGTCTGTCGTCACAGATCGGGCGAGATGCCCACCTATGGCACCGGCGAATATGAGCGGAAACGTTTTAGGGCCGCATACGGGTATATTTGGCCCACATACCTGCAAAGACAAATCGAGTTTGAGCGGTATTCTGATGAAATCTTTTTCCGCGAATATTGCGGGGCTTGACAATTTTTCACAACCGGAATATACTAAAGATAATCCCCGGTGCCCACAGGCAGCCCCCAGAAGGGGCGGGCAAGCGTCAGCCAGCGCAAGAACCGGGGATTTAATTGTACCTATAGGAGGTGTACAGAATGGAATTTAACAGTATGATTCAGACTATTTCTAACGTGGGTTTTCCTATCGCTGCTTTTCTGCTTATGTGGTATCAGTGTAATACTGTCGTGAAGGAGAACACCGCGGCTATTACCGAAATGAAGCTCGCTCTGGATGATATTAAGAAGGAGAGCTGACTAATGGGTTGCTATATCATTTTTGCCCAGTCTATCACAAACGAACGCGCGTTTCTGCTGGCTGACTTGTGCGCTCGTTTGAGTATCGTCTATTATAGCGACTGGGCCGACAATTCCCACACGCGGCAGTGTTGCGCAGTGGGCCCCGTAACCGAAGGAGACAAAGACCAAGTTATTAAATGCTTGGCGCATGACACATACGTTGTAATGGAGGCGACTAAAGTTGAAAATCAGTGAAAAAGCGGCCCTTGCTATGGCCGGATACACCAAAGCGGAGATTGAATCTATGGAGAAGCCGCAGGCGGGCGGCAACTCGGGCACGCAGCCCGTCCAGCAGCCCGTCCCCCAGCCCGTCCCACAGCCCACGTCGCAGTACGAGGGCCTCGAGGCCCTGTTGCAGCAGCTTTTGCAGGGTCAGCAGACTACCGCTCAGGCAATGCAGACTATGACCCAGACGTTGCAGGCAAACGCGCTGGGTCTTGGCATCCAGCAGCAGCCGACGGCGGACGCCAGCACGGTGACGGCCCGAATTATTGACCCGACCTATGGAAAGGAAGTGAAATAATATGCCTCTTGGCATGGATTTTGCGGACATTGCCGCAATTTTGACCGAGATCAATAAGCTGGCCACTGGCCAGGAGACGACGTCCCCCATCGTGGACACGTCTAGCTTTGTGTCTGTCGCGCAGGCCACGTTGCTGACCGGCACCGACAATTGCACCAAAGCGATCAGTCAGGTGTTGGGACGTACCATTTTTGCCGTGCGCCCCTACGATGCGCCCTTGAAGCGCTTGCAGGTGACGGGCGACGACTGGTCGAACCATGTGCGGAAGATCAATTTTTGCGACAGCGACCCCGTCACCGATAAGGCGTGGGCGCTGGAGGACGGCCAGAGCGTGGACATGTACGAAGTCCACAAGCCTAAAGTCCTTCAGACAAACTACTACGGCCAGACCAATTACAGCCGCGTGTACACGCAGGCTGATACCCAGATGGAGGCAGCATTCAAGGGGCCCGAGGAACTTGCGCAGTTCTGGTCGTCTTTCGTGCTGCACCTGTCTAACCAGATCGAGGCTGACCGACGCAACCTCGCCAACAACCTGATGGCCAACCATCTGACCGGCATGACTGTAACCAGCCCCCACAGCGTTGTGTATCTGCTCGATGAGTACAACGCCCAGCAGGGCACCACACTGACGGTGAAGGACGTCTACAAAGAAGCGAACTTCCCGGGGTTTGCAAAGTACGCTTATGGCCGCATCAACGACATCTCGCGCCTGATGAAAGAACGGTCCATTAACTGGCATCAGAATTGGAAGATCGGCGGCACGACGTACAACATCATGCGCCACACTCCGTATGATCGTCAGCACCTCTATCTGTACAGCGGTACACAGAGCCAGATCGACGCCCGCGTGATTCCCGAGGTATTCCACGATAATATGCTGAAGTACCGCGACGCCGAACAGGTTACGTTCTGGCAGAACATCGACGAGCGCGAGACCATCTCCGCATCGCCTGTCGTGACCACTGCCGCAGGCGGGGCATCCAAGAATGCAGCGGTGCAGCTCTCTAACGTCTTTGGGTGCCTTCTGGACTGGGATGCCATCGGCTACACTCCGAGGATGTCTCGTGTGGTCCCGACACCCATGAACGCCCGCGGCCTGTATACAAACTTCTGGTATCACTACGGATGGTCGTGGTATGATGACTTCACCGAGAACGCAGTTCTGTTCCTGATGACCTCCGGCGACGTCACCACCCCGAGCGCTGCCAATGCGTCAAGAGTGTCCACCCTGGAAACCACCAATCATAAGGACGCGGACCCCTCTACGTCCTGACCAGCACC